TTCCATTTACTACTACTATTAAATATATGATCATCCCAACGTATTTCAAGTTTTGGTGGATATATTGTATTTGTATTTTTAGAAAAGAATTTCAGCTGACCAAAAGTTTTTTTATCTGTTTCAGCACTACCACTAAACTTTAATAATAATCCATTATTTGTTATTTTATTTGTTATTCTTGGAGCACCTAACCAATTTTCTACAACAGTAGTAATATCCATATTAACATCAGGAGATTCATATGAAAAAGATTGGGATGATTCATAACCACTACCAGTATAAAAAGAACCACCGTAAGATTGACTACTTGGATTTCTAACCTGACTCCAAGTAACTGCAGAATTACCTGGAAAATAATTTCTATTATCCCAACTTACACCGTTAGTTACCTTTGGATTATCACCAAATTTACCAGTTCCTTCGTCCCAAGATTGAGATATTGGATGAGTTGATAAAGTATAACTCGTTGATAAATCTTTATTACCCTCAGCTTCATATAATCTTAAATAATATTTTGGATTTGTAATTTCTTTATTTATAAGTGATTGACTTATACTTGTTAAATCAAACTGTAATAAAACTCTAGTTTGATAATCAAAAGATTTATTCCAAAAATTTTTCTTTAATTCAAGAATTTCATCTTGACCATAATTTTGATCTCTCTCTGATATACCTGTAGTTGCTTTATTCGAACCACTTGATATCCACGCGTCTTTAGTTGGATAAATAAAATAATGCATTATCGTACAATTCCTTTCACATTTTTATTGGGATTTTTAAGTTCAAATACCGCAGGTTCTACTGATGGTAAAACTACACCATCTCCTGCTAAAGGTGTACCACCATAAAATTGAGTAAAATCATAAAACCACCCATAATTTAGATCTGTACCTTTACCTATATCTGTCTCTGTACCCGGTACTCCCGTTTTTCCATATAATGGAGTTGTAAAATATTCACCCAAGTCTTCACCACTAGATCCCTGTCCTAATCTTATATAATTAATTCCTCTAACTCCTTCCAATCCCATCAATTCATACCCTAACTCACTAGTATGTATTACCTGTTTAAATTGCATTTTTTCTATTGAAAAATATTCCTTTATTTTATTTATACACCTCAATTTAACTTCAGATTTATTTGAAGTCTTATCCGACACCACATCAAAAAATACTCCAAAATTAATTATATATCCACCCTTAATAGTAATATCATCTGTTATTATTCTAAATTGATCTAAATATTCAGATAAATTTGTTTTTAATAAGATTGGTGATTGAACTAAATTTTTAAAATTATTATATGATAATGTATATAATTCTATAGTGGGTATAGATCCATCAAATAAAAATTCAAATTCAGTAAGTGTTAAATTAGAATCTACACTATTCACATCTAATGAAGTAAATAAATCTCCAGGATCTGATCTTTTAACATATGCCTTGGCTATACTACCAAATTTAGCAGGTAACGCCATTGTTCTAGCTTCATAATCTTCTTTTGTAACACATCTATTTTGTGTAGAAAAAAATGCCTTAGATCTTTGTCTTATTTCTTCTATAGTTTCACCAGAAGAACCTCCCCTAGCCGGATTAGTATTATTAACAGATAAATTTTGACCACCGGCTGTGTAGGAATCTGTATTTAAAACTGTAACATTGTCATATGTAACCAAATCACCAACAGGAACATTAGAATTTATACCACCACCGACTCTATATTCAACAGTTATCACAGTATTAGATGGTGTTTCTCCTAATGAAGAATAAGAACTTCCAAGTGTTGGAGAAAAAGTAGTAGCATAACTTGATGGTTCACCCGGAACACTTATACCGGCCTGTTCAGTAAATAATAAATTTGATGATAGTGATCCAGTTGTGCCAGTTCTTAATAATCCATTACCAAATACTAACGATGTAGTATTATCATCATTTACTTCAGTAATAAATCTTTTTGGAGTCTGAATATAAGTTAATGTATAAGGTACTGCTGTTCCCATATACACGTCTGATAAATCTTCATACCCATTATCTCTGACGGCTTCATCTTTATTATTATAGTTCACCCAATCATCTGTATAATGAGTTTCTATTGGAACTTTATCTTGAGCTAAATAATCTACTTCATACCACGTATTTCCAGAAGAATCTATAACATCTATCACCTCAATAATATTTGTTTCATCTAATAATAATCTTCTAAATTGTGTAGGACTTCCTATACTAAATGTTTTAGTTTTAGTTTCTCCAGAAATAGCTTTTACTGATCTAGTTAATTTATATTCACTAACCATTCCATTTTCATCAAAAGTATTCTCCTCCGGTAAATACTGAGAACTACTTATTGTAAAATCAACAACATCCAATGTTTCAAACGTTACAGACTTGTCTACAGTCGATATTAATTTTAATCCCTTGTCTATAGTTAATGTTTGGTCGTAATTTGGTATTATTTTATTTATATCTGTATTATTTACCCCAACAGTTTGAGTAACTGTTATATTAACATATGCCGGAGATACTGGACTAACTTTATATCCGAGTGTATTTGCAACATTAATAACATTTCTTCTTTCTTCCGCTAGAGGTAACATCATTTCTTTATATTGTTGATCAATATAAAATGACAAAACATCTCCGACATAAGATCCCATTTCAATTAACATCATCCCAGGAGATGTTTCATTAAAATCTCTATATGTATTTGGAAAATATGACTTAGCATATTCTATTAAATTAAGTTTTAAACTAGAAAAATCTTTATTTAAATAATTAACATTTGTTTCTTTATATTCCTTGTTTGAATATGGCATTTATTATTCTCCTATATCCACCTGTACTGAAGATAATGTATTTGGATCTTTATTTATATTAAATGTAATATCAATTTTAAGTTTATTTCTACCAACATCATAATCCCCATCCATATCAACTATTAATTTTTTAATCTGTACAAATGGTAACCAAAATTTAAATGTATCAACAATTTCATTTTCTATTGTAATTCTCGAATCATCGGTGAATAGTTCAAATATAAATCTCCTAAGCCCCATACCTATATTGGGTTGCATTAATCTCTCACCCCTATGAGTTTGTAGTAAATTTCTAATATTATTTTTAACAGCGTCTATTGTTGTAGTAGTAGATTCAAAGTATCCCTCTACCCCATTAGATTTTCTAATAGGCAAATCTAATCCAATAAAAATAGTTTCATCTCTATCTTCAATAAAAGGTTTTTTTGATGTATCTAATATCGCCATTATTTTTTACTAGCCTGATCTATATTAACTAATTGAACTATATTTTCTTCTTCCGTATCGTTTCTTTCACTTGGATCAACTGGATTATCACCTATATATGCATGACCAATAGCTGTCATTGAACTACCCTGCCCTTTAGATTTTTTTAATTTTAATTTTGGTATTTTAATTCCGTTAGATTTATTAGAAATAACTCCATCCGATGTTGTTGGCCCACCACTTGTTGTCAGTATACCTTTATTTACTTTAACACTAGATTTAATATCCGCGGATAAATCTCCAGTAGTAGTTATAGATTCAACTTCTAATATAGATTTCATCTGCGTTATTGTAAATTTCTGTACCTGTAAAAAATCAATTATAGCATCAGTTAATTTTTGTGCCAATTCTGGATAATTACCTTTATCCTCAACATTAACCCCCAACGATTCAATGAAAGCATTTTCTATATCAGTTTTTAGTCCCATTACGTACCTCTTTTTTGTTTTGTTTTCTCATCAACAGCTTTCATCATTTCTCTATAATCTTTTTTTAAAAAATTCATACCAGGTGCACCTACATCAACTCCCATTTCAGCTGCTAAACTACCATTAGCATTATCATCATCTTTATTCATCATATCACCATAAGATTGTTTTATCACTTCACTTCTCCCATCAGTAGTATATGTACCCTCTCCTATATTTTTCCACTCATCATTATTGGCAGTTTCATTTAATACATTATTAATTACTGAATTTTGAGAATATTTTTTCTTTTGAATAATATTCTTTTTTGGTTTTGATTGTGGAACCTGTTGTGTCGGCTGTTTCAATTCAGTAATAACTTCATGAATTGCTATAGCTACCTCTTCCCTAACAATCTGTCTTATTATACTTTTTATTTTTGTTTTTTTACTCATAATAACCTCCGATTATTCTGCTTTTTGACCATTATCTTCAATATAATGATACTGACTTAAAAATTTTGGATTTTCTAATTTTTCAATTAAACCATTTATATGAGTCAGGAGTGGTTGTCCTGCCACTCCCTTTTCATCATATAAAGGTACTGGAGCCCCCTGTACTAATGCTGTTGCTCTTGTCAATGTAGTCAATATCTCCTTTAAAAATTCTTTTAATTGTTCTCCCAATACTAATGGCTCATTTTTTTCTTGGGCCTGTTTTCCTAAATAAATATTAGATGATTCTAAACTCATAAAATTTTTAGTATTTATTGTCAAATTATTACCAGCTCCCATATCGATATTATTAAAAGCCGATAAGGTAATATTATCATTAATCGAATCAAATACTATCCTATCACTCCTCATAAAAATTTGATTAGAAATAACAGGCCTTTCCCCATCATTGCCGTAATTATAATCAAATACACTGGTTTCTTCGGATTCATTTCCACCAGATATAAGTCTATTATTATTTTCTACAGAATCTGATGAAAGAACAAAATTATGAAAGTGGTCTATTAAACTTCCAGTGGATGTAATACTAATTATTGATCCATCATTTAAAGTTTCTACCGGAGTATTTGAATTTCTACCATTAGATATTATCATTAATGGATTTGATGATCTACTACCTATTCTAATACTATTACCAAATCTACCTTCAAATATCATATCCCCATATGATTCTTCTTTAGCTATACTACCATCCTCACCCTTTCGTTTACCATCCGGGTCATCTAATAATTTATTATGAGATTTTACAAGTCTAGATACTGGTATAATTGGATAATTCAATGGAATATTAAACTTATCTCTAAATGTTGGTTTCGGTAATTGTCCAGAAGTATTAGTAGATCCTTCTAGTTGATTTAAGGTTATATTTAATGGGTCTATATTAAAATTGGGACTGTTGGTACTATTTAAAGGTCCAATATAATAATTTTGACCGGCCGTATTTTCCAACAATAAAACTGAATCTCCTTTTACTGGAGTATCAACCATACCCCTAAATAATGGATAATATCTATCTCTTGTAGTAGATTTATAATTTGTATTATTACCAACATGTTTAACAGCTATTATAGAATTAACATCCGACGGTTCTGTAAATGCCGGACAATGATCACCACATACTACATCTGTAACTACACCGGGTACAAATTGTATAAAAATAGATTGTGGTTTTTCACCAGGATTAGGTCCTATTTTATGTTTTTGACTATCAACTGAATCTACTTGTATAAATTGTCCCATTTAATTATCACCCAATCTATTTGAACGTTCTTTGAGTGCATCTATTTTATCACTTTCTCTCTGAATATCATCCACATCTTCTTGAAGTGCTAATATTAAATCTTCTTTTTCGGCATCTGATAATAAGAATGATTCCTCATCTTCACCAGATGATTTAGCTATAATTCTTTGTATAACACCTGCGAGTTTTACAAGATGTTCATCATTCTTAACCGATACTTCCATATATTCTTTAATAATTGGAGCTACCATAATTACATCATCTATAGTAGTTATAAATCCATGTATTTCAGATATAAGTAATTCTATTTGTTTTTTCTTATCAACTGAATTTATATATATATCTTTTGTTAAATCTTGAAAGGTTTTACCTTCAAATATTTCGTCTTTAGATTTCACTTTATTCTCCTAATATGGTTTTAGATGTAACTAATCATATATAAATATAGAATTTGTGAAAATGTATGGCAAATAAAAATCCCCCAAACTGGGGGATTTGATTCTAGGTTTCTGAATATCAGCTACCATTGGGACCTGGCGGATCTCATGCAATCCAATCCCATCATTCATAGTCTTCAAATACAAAATCACCACCATATGGTGGTGGTTTGACTAGCAACGGCTGGGGCGATAAATGACCGTTACCATATCCTGTTTCCTGAAAAATGGCACTAACGCAATCATATATATTTCTAAATAGACAACAATCAAATGATCTCATACCTGTATTTTTTATTCTTCTATTTTTTATTCTTCTATTACTATTATGACTACTCATTATATAATCTCCTGATATAATATAAATATAAATTTAAAAAAATAATTTATTCTTTTTTTCTAATTCAATTGTTCCGGTTTTACTAAATTCATTCAATAACTTCTTATAATATACTTTCATGACATTTGTAACTTTAGTTATATGTGAAGTTTCTACATTAGTCATTTCTCTGATAAGAATGTACAAAGCTTTTTTATTAAAATTTTCTATATCTTCTCTTTTTCTCATAAGTTCTATTATAGCATAAGCGACATCAATATCTTTCTTATGTTTAAAAATATTATAAATATTTTTTTCAAAATATAATATCATGTTATCTGTAAAATCACTCATAAATTCTTTTTTACTATCACTTATTTTCTTTTCTAATGCTTCAATTCCATCAGTTATTTTATATCTTTTATAATTAGAGTTATTATGTAATATCAAATAATTTTTACAAACAACTGAAAAATAACTAAATGCCTTTGAACCTTTTGTATGATCATATTTATGTATGTTCATAATAAGAAAAGAAAGTACTTCTTGTTTTACATCAATATATACATCATCAAAATATTCAAACTTAAATGTATTAATTATGTTTTCACATAGTTTGTCGAATGCATAATGTATTTCTTCTTGATATATTTTATTCCGTTTAGTTTGGTTTTCATCTCGATCTAAAGCATTATACCTTACAATAGCATCTTGAACATCCATATCAAAATACATTTTTTTACCCTTCTTTTTCTTTGGTGCTGTTGGTAATGAGGGGTGTGTATCAGCTGCTTTTATTTCAAATTTTTTATCCTTTTTCTTCGGCGCCACTACTATTCTCCTCGTTTTCGTTTTCAAATATTCCATTTAATAACTCCTGTAACTCTTTTAATTGTTGAAAGAAAAATCCAGTCTCATCGTCAGATTCATAATGTCCTTTAGCATCAACCTGTTTCATTTTGGTTGTTGCAAATTCAATTATATTCTGAATCTCTATAATAAAACCTTCATATTGATTTATTCTTCTTAATGAAAAATACACTAATGTAGATAAACCCACACTAATTAAAAAGAATAATATCGTTAATATCCACCACATAATTTATCCCCTATACAAAAAGTTTATCAAATTCAGATTTCATAGCTTCTACACCCAAATTCTTTTTATTAAACTCTTTTTTTGTTTCTTCTACTTTTTCTAATTTTTCTAAATTACCCTGAATATAATGTTGTTTTTCAGCAACAGTAGACATCCAATCACCAAAGTGAACAATATAATGTAATATATTTCTACTCTCACTTGACCTTCTATAGTAATCCTCATTACCCTTATCAAACATTCCATCTGACATCTTTATAGCTTTCCATACTTCCGTAGATACTTTTATATCGAAGTGTTGTAGTAACCAAAGAGCTCTATCAGTCACACTCATATTTTCCATATCATTGTTATGTGTATAAAACTCATTCAGTTTCTTTCTTCTCCAATCATCAGTCTGTATCTTATAGTATGGGTCATTCAAATCCCCTAGCTTACCTAAATCATGCATCATAGCAGCTAGTATTACATCTTCTTTTTCTGAAGTTACATCAACGCCTAAGTCGATGAAATGTTCCCGCATTTTTAAAGAAGTTTCAATTACCCTTAAAGTATGGTCTAACCAACCACCAATGAAACAATTATGATAGTTTGGCCTCCCGGAAGCTGGCGCTTCAATTATCCTATCTTCAAAATGATTAAATAGATTTAATATATTTTGGAGGTTTTCACCTTCAAAATTATCTTCTACTATTTTTTGTAATTTATCATAATTATCTTTTATTTGTTCTGGTTTATTGTTCATAACTAAAAAATTCCTCTGTTAATTTATTTTGTTTTTCAAGTTTATAATTCATTATTAATAATTCTTCACCTTTATTCTGCTTAACGTCTTTTCTAGCCGAAGCAGCTTTTACAAATTCTTTTCTTTCCCACGTATATTCATCTTTAGGTAACCACTCACGTAATAAATCAAAATTATAATAAGATAAACTAAATTTACCCTGTATATTTTTTAATTGATTACATAATTTTTCATGGTCAGCTCTATCAAAATCATGAAGAGAATAATAATTTTCAGTTTTCCAATAAGGTGGATCACAATAAAAATATGTTGTCGGACTATCATATTTTTTTATAACATCCGAATAATTCATATTTTCACATTCATCAATTTTCTGTAATTTATTTACAATATCAGGTTTTAATAATCTTCTCCTAAAAGCATCAAACTTAGATTTATATTTACCTTTTAAATCAATAAATTTACCTTTTTCTGGATTCAATCCTGAAAATACTTGAGTTACTATATAAGCATATTTCATTCCAATATCATAATTACCTAATACGACATCATTTACATCACCGTCATCAAATACTTCTTTTTTGAATTTGTAAAATAATTCTTCATCCTGAGCTTTTATTTCCATCATTGAATTATAAAATTCTTCAGGAGTTTTACAGCATTCAAAAAGATTTACCATATATCTATTAAAGTCATTGTATATAACCTTTTTTAGTTTAGGTCTCATATGGACATCCCCATTCACATAAACCCAAAATGCTCCACCAAAAACTTCCACATATGTTTCAATATCCTGTGGAATGTAACTTGATATCCATTTAGCCATCCTAGATTTACCTCCAATATAACTTATCATATTTTTATTTCCTTATTTTTTAAATTGTTACAAAATTTTTCTAATGTTTCCATATACTGTATACTAGTTATAACTGTTAACTGTTAACAACTGTAATTACAGTAACTGTAATAGCATTATAATAACTGCTAACCCCAGAGAAATTCCTGTTTTTAAAGTAACACCTTCCCCTAAAACCAAATATGTAATAACTGGAAATGACATTATACCCACAGCAAATCCCAGTAATCTAATTGACCATAAATTTCCAAAACCAATATAACCATATTTTGTTGAATATAATAATGCATAACTTATTGGCATTCCCAATATAGACATTAATAAATAATTATCTTTAAACCAATCCCATTTTACTTGTGCGTTTA